ATGGCAGCAATACAGGAACGACTAAGCCACGCCTTTCTACTCAACAGTAGTGTTGTACGGGATGCTGAACGTGTTACCGCTGAAGAAATACGTATGCTCTCACAGGAGCTTGAAGCTGCGTTAGGTGGTCTGTACTCAATTCTTTCACAGGAGTTTCAACTTCCTTTGGTCACCAGCCTCATGGCTAGAATGAACAAAGAAGGACGGCTCCCCAAGCTTCCAAAAGACATAGTCAAACCAACCATTGTAACAGGGGTTGAGGCTTTGGGTCGGGGTAACGACTTGAACAGGCTTGACATGTTTCTGGCGGGAGCCACCCAAGTTGTTGGACCAGAAGCTGTTTCTCAGTACGTCAACGTGGGTGACTATTTTAAACGCAGGGCAACTGCTCTGGGTATTGAAACGGAGGGACTAATCAAAAGCGACGAACAGTTACAGCAAGAGGCACAGGCTGCACAGATGCAGCAGATGGCTGAAAAGCTGGGTGGTCCAGCCATTAACGCAATGAGTCAACAGGCTCTGGCGCAACCAGACCAAGCCGAGCCACAACAATAAGGAAACAATAACAATGGCAGAATTAAGCCGTGTAACGATAAACGAACTAACACCTGGCGAAGTAGAGCCAGCCGAACAGCCACAACAGGAAGCTGCTCCTCAAGTCCCACACAACACAATGACTCAAGGCGAGTTACCGTTGGAGACTGAAGAGCAACCACCACACTTGGCTGACAGTTCAGAGGAAGAACAACAAGACCCTGAACAAGGTGGACTGGAGATACGCAGTGACGACCGTCCTGAATGGTTACCTGAGAAATTCAACAGTGCGGAAGACATGGCTAAAGCCTACTCCGAGTTGGAAAAGAAGATCGGTCAGCCACAGGAAAAGAACGACAACAGCGAGACAATTGGTGAAGGTCAGGAAACAATCCAGAATGCCAGCGTTGAGTTTTTCGAGAAAGGTGAACTGTCTGAAGACACATACGAAGCACTTGCCAAGGCAGGTCTGAGTCGTGAGTTGGTAGACAGTTATGTTGCTGGTCAGTCGGCTCTGATACAGAACGAGCAGGACGCTATCCGAAACGTCGCTGGTGGTGACTACGATAAAATGTCCGAGTGGGCAGGTAAGAACCTCAGTGACGACGAAATGAGAGCGTACAACGACGCTGTTACATCAGGCACTATCGACCAAGCCAAGTTCGCTGTGAGTGGACTGTATGCCCGTTACAAGGCTGAGAACGGTAACCAACCCACGTTAACAATGGGTAACACCGCTGGTTCTGGTTCAATGCCGTTCCAAGACATGCAAGACGTTCGTCGTGCCATGTCTGACCCACGTTATAAAGCAGGTGACAAAGCCTACCACGCAGAAGTGGACAGGAGGTTAGCTGTTAGCAATCTTTAACCGAAGGAATAATCATGCAATTCGTACAAGCAAATTGGGAAGGTATTCTTCTCATCCTCACGTCGGCTGTTGCCCTAGCATCTGCTGTGGCAGCACTAACACCAACACCAAAGGACGACAGCATAGTCAAGAAGGTCTACGGCCTTATAGACGCACTGGCGTTGAACGTAGGCAAAGCCAAGGATAAGTGAGTTTTATCACGGCTATACTACGTACAATCTTTGAAGCACTTTTTAAAAACGTCATCAATGAAGTTAAAAAACCAGTTAAAGCTGAAGACGCTCCTGTTAGCCCTGATCGTGACCGCTTTCTTGAGCGGATGCGGGGCTTCGAGGGTAGTCTTCATCGACTCCCAGAGTCAGATATTCCGAGTGGGACCAAACGTAAAAGGTAAGGTCTACCACTGGAATGGTAAGGAGTGGCAACTAAGCGGCAACAAGGTTGAGTACCCAGAGGGTCACTTTGTTGGCGCACTGACTCCCGAAGACGACGACTAAGACTTTCACGAAACAGGCATTAACGAATGTCGCAGCCCTGTGCGCAGGACAACTGTTGGACAAGCGAACGTGCAATGACGTGGCTACAAACCCACAACAATCATTCAATATAGAAAGGCCATATCATGGCAAATTCAGACACATCCCCATCACGGGTAGGTTTAAACGCTAACGCAACAGGCGACGGCAACCAAGCGTTGTTCCTCAAGAAGTTCAGCGGTGAGATTCTCACCACCTTCGAAGAGAAGAACATCATGAAGCCCCTCCACACTATCCGTACTATTCAGAACGGTAAGTCCGCACAGTTCCCAGTGACTGGTGTAGCAACAGCTTCATACCACACACCTGGACAGAACATCGCTGACGCAGGTAACAGCTACCTTTCCGATATTGCTAAGACCGAGAAGGTCATCAACATCGACAAGGTACTTCTAGCATCTTCGTTCCTTGCGAACATCGATGACGTAATGAACCACTATGACATTCGCAGCGTCTACGCTAACGAGCTTGGCAATGTACTTGCTAACCGTTTCGACACTGCTGTCATCAAGACGTTCATAGCTGCTGCCCGTTCTACTGCTAATCTCTCGCAGACCAACAAGACTGGTGGACAACTCGACGTTACCGCTAACAGCTTTACCGCTGACAGTGACGAAGCAACTGGTGGGCTTACTGGCGCACAACTTATCGCTGCTCTGTTCACTGCTGCTCAGAAGCTTGATGAGAATGACGTATCCAGCGACGGACGCTTCTGCGTGTTGTCACCTGAGAATTACTACAAGCTCATCACTGGTGGTGGTGCTAATGGTCAGATCAACGTAGCCAACAGTGCGGTTAACTCCGACATTGGTGGTCAAGGTTCTGTTGCCACTGGTAACATCCCACAGATTGCTGGTATCAGCATCTTCAAGAGCAACCACGTACCTACCACGGACCTATCCAGTACAGCTACTGGTGATGGAGCGTCTAACAATGACGTATTCGGTGGCAACGGTGCTGGCTACAACGGCAACTTCTCCGACACTGTTGGTATTGTTGCCCATTCCTCCGCTGTTGGTACGGTCAAACTACTCGACCTTGCTACCGAGTCGGAATATCAGATTGAGCGTCAAGGCACATTGTTCGTTGCTAAATATGCAATGGGACACGGTGTACTTCGCCCTGAGTCTTGTATCGAACTGGTCAAGTAAGAGCTTGATCTAATTTTGTCGTTACCCTCCATTGTGGGGTTAGGTAAGGTTTGTTTTATCATCGTTTTCCTTGTCCTTACCTAACTCCCTTTGGGGGGTAGTTGACACAACACACACACAAATATGCCGACACTTACTTCCAAGCTAGAAGCAATCAACACCATGCTGGGTGTTATCGGGGAAACTCCCGTCAACACTATAGGCACGGGAAGCAGTCGTCCTGTTTCCGTTGTGCAAGCCGAGAGTTTGTTAGACGAAACAAGTCGTGAAGTGCAGAGTGACGGCTGGCATTACAACACCCAATACGACTATCCGCTGCAAAAGGACATTAACAACAAAGTAGTCCTGCCTACCAACACGCTCCGTGTGGACACTGAAGTAGGCAAATACAGCAATATAGACATAGTACAGAGGGGTACTACCCTTTATGACCGTAAGAACCATACAGACGTGTTTACGGACGATCTAAAGGTAACCATCACGTTCTTGCTAGACTTTACCGAACTACCAGAACAGTTCAGAAACTACATAACCATCAGAGCAGCACGACGCTTTGGTGTACGTTTCCTTGGCAGTCGTGAGATAGAAGCATTCACGCTTCGTGACGAGATTGAAGCTAAAGCCAAGGCTATTGATTCAGACAGCGAAAACGCTGACCGTACCATCTTTGATAACTACGACGTGTATCGTACCCTTGACCGCTAATGCCACTACTAACGACTAGCGTACCGAATCTCTCACAGGGAGTATCGCAGCAACCTGACAACCTACGTTATCCGGGACAGGGGGAGACACAAGTCAACGCTTACAGTAGTGTTGTGGACGGTCTGACCAAAAGACCCAACTCAGATTACCACTTTAATTTAAGTACATTACCTTTGAGTGATGGTTCAACCCCACCTAACTGGACTATCGAAGACGCTTTCATTCATTTTATAAACAGAGACGCAAACAACAAACATGTGTTGGTTGTACCACCTAATTCACAGTCTGCTTATATTTATGACCTACAACCTGCGGTCCTAAACCGAAACGAAACTCCATTATACGTAGGTGCTACGTCAACTAGCGACCCTGACAACGGTGATCCAGTAGCTACCGAAGCTTACTTATCAGTAGCTAATCCCCGTGAAAGTTTAAAGGCTTTAACGGTAGCCGACACGACCTACATTCTTAATAAAGAAAAGGCAGTCTCCCAAGCTTCCAACACTTCGTCCCAAATACAAGGAAGCGGTGTACAGCAGGAAGCTTTGGTGTTTGTTAAACAAGGTGCGTACAACACCAACTATACAATCACATTTATTAATTCCAGCGGTACAGCAATACCAGCCGTACAGGACACACCGTCAACCTCTGGTGCAGGGTCACACACGATAGCGGCTGCGCTTAAAACAGCGATTAAAAACGAGACACAATTAGATAGTGTCGCTGTTCACCAAGATGGTTCTGTGTTGAAAATCGTAGTACCACAAGGGTGGTTGATTACCGTATCAGATTCAATCTCTAACACTGGTCTTGGTTTAGCTTTTGGTGAAGTAAACGCAATCACTGACCTTCCTTTGAAATGCTTTCACGGCTTTCGTATTAAGGTTAAGGGAGACACGGAACTAGTACAGGACGACTACTACGTTAAATTTAAGCTTAAAGACTTAGACATTGACGCAACAGGCAGCACTTTGACGTTAAGCGACCCAACCGCTACCGTCGTTAACTCCTTCGGTGAAGGGTCATGGGAAGAAGATGTTGGCTACGGTGTAAAAACAAAGATAGACGCATCGTCCATGCCTTTAAAACTAACC